AACTTGATACTCTTGATTAAGAATATCCGCTGTAATTGCACCACCTAAAGAAGCAGCACCGCTAAAGGTTACAAAGTCACCTAAAACTGCGCCGTGATTTACATCAGTAACGGTAATCGTTGAAGATCCATTAGTCGCTGCAAATGTCACATCCCCCGCACCAGTTGTAAGCCTTATGGGGGTAATATCATTAAACGCTGTACCCTGTTTAACATAATATTTTAATTGGGTGCCAACACCTAGAAAGCCTTCGCCGCTAAGAGCAACCCATTCATGCAATCCGCGACACGCACCAAGAAAAGAGTTTGCAGTGTTCTTTTCCCAGCCATTTAACTTTTCTGGATAACCAAACCTAAAACGTATTTTGTCACAATCAACCCACCCATTACCTTCAGAAAAAGAAGTAATCTCTTTGTTTATTCCGGGTTTGAAGCGAAGATCTGTGTACGGCATGTTTAAGTCTTCATAATGTAGGCAAGAGCATAGTAGGGTGGTCTGTTTTCGTGCGCTGTTCCGCTACCCGTTGAGCCAGTGCTTCCGCTAATTGTGTGCGTATGCGCTCCTGCACTGTTAATTGTAATCTCAGCAGAAAGTCCTTCTGTGACAGAAAGTTTGTTGGAATACGCAGTACCTCCAGCCCCACCTGAATTGTAAAAACTGGCTGAAGTAGTATGCGTATGAGATCCCGCACTAGCCGTAGCTAGTGTACCCGCTCCATGTGTGTGGCTTGGAAGGTTTGCCTCAGTGAGTGTTACAGTGGACGAACCACCTGTAGCATCTACGGCGTAAGTGCTACCTGCGCCAACAATAAATCTATCCCTCAAGTCTGGAGTTGAGTTGTTACCATCGCAAAGAACCCACCCCGTGGGTATTGCGGCAATTGCGCCCGACCACATAATAATTCCACCTGAAGGAACATAGTTTGTAGACGCTGTATTTATGTCAGAAGCACTAGCTGTGACCCCCGTTAAGTCCGTAGGTCCAATGCTGATGTTTGCGCTTCCATTAAAGCTTTGTCCCGCTATGGTTCGTGCGGTTTCCAAAGTTGTCGCAGTAGTTGCGTTTCCTGAAAGGGCCGCAGTAATCGTACCTGCACTAAAATTCCCACTACCGTCCCTAGCTACAATTGCATTTGCCGTGTTTGAGTCTGTAGCTGTTGTAGCAGAATTGGAAACCTTCCCTGAAGTAGAAATAGTGTCGAGCTTCGTATCTGCGATAGCTGCACTCGAATTAATATCAGCGTTTACAATAGAACCCGCTGTTATTGCTGCGCTCAATGCAACCGCACCCGTACCGTCAAAAGAAACCGCAGCGGCAGTCACATCACCCGTTATAGAAAAGTTTTGACCAGAAGCTAAAGCAGTTGCCGTACCCGCATTTCCTGAGACGCTGCCTGTAACGGCACCTGTAAATGTGGCGTCTGTTCCATCAGTACCGCTCTCCAGAATTTTACTTGTGCCATCGCTGGCATAAACGTCACCTGCAAGAGACGCAGTAACCGTACCCGCGCTAAAGTTACCGCTTTCATCACGGGCGACAATAGCACTTGCCGTGTTTGCATCAGTAGCAGTTGTTGCAGAGTTAGAAACCTTCCCTGTAGTAGAAATAGTAGCAAGTTTTGTGTCTGCTAAATTGGATATCGAAGAACTTAAAGCAACCGCCCCAGTTCCATCAAAAGAAACTGCAGCGGCAGTTACATCACCCGTTATAGAAAAATTTTGGGCAGATGCGAGACTACCCGCTGTGCCAGAAACGTTACCCGTGACGGCACCTGTAAATGTGGCGTCCGTACCGTCAGTGCCACTATCTAATACGGTAGTCCCATTAGTTGCTTTAACATCTCCCGTAAGAGCCGCAGTAATCGTACCCGCAGCAAAGTTGCCGCTTCCGTCACGCGTCACAATTGCACTAGCTGTATTGGCATCTGTTGCTGTGGTGGCAGAGTTGGCAACCTTACCGGCTGTGGAAATCGTTGCCAGCTTTGTATCTTCAATGGCGGCGCTTGCATTAATATCAGCGTTAACAATTGACCCCGCCGTTATTGCCGCACTCAACGCCACGTTTGCGGTGCCATTGAAAGAAACAGCCGCTGCAGTTATGTCTCCTATAATGGAAAATTCTCTAGCATTTGTAAGCTGATCCGCAGAACTTGTGTTCAATGTAGACGACAGGTTTGTAACTTTTGCCCCAGTGCCAGCACCATCACAGAAAACAATGGCACCATTCGTATCGCCAATGGTAACAGTTCCCCCGCTTCCATCGCCTTGCTGAATTACTAGGTCTTGCCCTGTGTTATTTAGAAACGCATATACTAAAGAATGATCGTTTTGTTCTATTGTTATTGTTCTTGATGCGCTATTTGCTCCAAAAAACTCAATCCCGAAGTAGTGTCCATTCTCTACAGCAGTTGGATTATTGTCCATTGGCAGTGTGAGATCACTATCTGCCATAGTAATCTTCTTATATCCCCTGCTTGCTGCATCTAGGATATCAAGATTTGTGTTCGTACTGGTCCCCCAAGTGCCAGCTTCGTCACCTGTAGTGATGCTTTTTATGCCATTGATGTTTGAATATGAAGCCATGTTGAACCCGTCTGTAAAGTTCTATTGCACTATTTCATCTCAGAGTATACGTGCAATTTCTCTTTTAAGCAACAAGCTGTTGCCAGTTTGGATCTTGATTTGGAATAATCTGGCCCCACACTTGAACACCTGTAAGCTCAACAGTAAGCTCAAAGCTTCCAGAGAAAACACCCTGCTTAAAGGATATGTCCTGACCGCTGTATGTGAATGTACCAGAATCCAACCGCTCTGAGATAGATTTTGGTATGGGTTGCCCAGTAAGCGTAAAGGTGCCGCTTTCGGCAACCATGCTAAAGGCAATTCCAAAATCAATATCCTCACCAGTAAGCGCAAACGAACCCGCATCTGCGGCAAGGTTCATGGCTATGGGGAAGTTAATTACCTGACCAGAGTAAGTGAAGGATCCCGCGTCAACTACTTCTGTAATGTCTTCTGTAATATTCTGTCCAGTAACCGTAAAGGTTCCACTGTCCAGATCAATGTTCATTGCTTTGGTTGTGCCAATGTCTTGACCTGTAGTCTCAAAAGCAACGTCCTCTAGGGACACATTCATTGCTATGTTTACTACGACATCGTTGCCTGTCAGGCTAAATGATCCAGAATCACTTTGCCTTGTGGTAGCACCCGTTACATCCTGACCCGTTAAAGCAAAGGATCCTGACTCCGCGCTTACGCTCATTACTTTGGTTATGCCGATATCTTGACCAGAGTAAGTGAACGACCCAGACTGCGTTACCTCTGTCCGCTGTCTTTTAATAGTTTGACCCGTATAAGTAAACGAGCCACTATCCAGTGACACGTTAAGCTGGGCGGTAACGGCAGTGGTTTGATCTGTTATCTGAAACGTGCCTGAGTTCAGAGGTATACTTACAGCTATCGCGGTGTCAATGGTTTGGCCCGTGTAAGTATAGGTTCCAGATTCTGCTTGAAAAGCTTTACCTTGACGAAGTGTTATATCTTGCCCCGTAACAGAAAAAGAACCAGAATCCGCATCTACATTCATCGCTATCGTGAATGTTATGGTTTGACCGCCTACGGTAAATACGCCTGTGTCTTTGACGTTTGTAATTAGCTTTGCAGCACCGTGCATACTAAGCGTAAAAGTGCCGCTGGTTAAATTTATATGAAAATCAGACGTACCTGACGTTCCTATGGGGGCGCTGGCTATGGGGCGTTGAGTAAGCATACAAAGTATCCCTTGTTATGTTACTGCATATATATCATCTTTCTCTGTCCAAACCAAATACCCATTTTGTTCTAAAGTTTGTTTTAAATGAATGTCATCTACGTGCTTATGTTCAACTTTCAAGAAAGAAGGCTTTATCCGAAACGAATAGGCGTTGAAAATATTGTTTTCATGCCCCTCTGCATCGACCTTCATCAAGTCCACAGAGTCTACACCAGTAAGCAATTTGTCTAAAGTGAGACAATCTACTGTAATTCTTTCATTAAAATTATCCTTGTTCAATGGATGATCACTTAACTTCTCGCCAAGATGATTACCCGCAACAACATGAGAACACCCAGTAAGCCACGTCCCATTGTCTCTAGCAACGGCAAATTCTATATGCCCATCATAGTCAGAAATAGCCGCTTGAACGACCCTAACATCATAGGGCAAAAACATTTCTACACACTGATTAAACAGGTGTGGAACAGGTTCCACTACTATTCCTCGCCATCCCGCTTTTGCCAAAGGCAGCAAGGTATTAAAGTTTGCCGCACCGATTTCAACAAAAAACTTACTCATTTACGTCACCGCGATAACGACTTGTCCACATTGTAAGAGAGTATTTTACCCCAGACTTCAAAGGCTCTACCTTATGACCATGCGTCACTTGACTTGGAAACAGAATGCAATGCCCAACGGGAACATCTTTATTGGAGAAGTTTTGATGCGGGAAAATAAGCTCCGCGCCTTCATAATCATCGTTTAGCTTTACGCTGCCAGTCACCAATGAAGCATCTGTATGAAACCCTAAACTCGTCTGAGTGTCCATTGAATAACGCATTGTGAACGCATCTCGTAACCCCATGTGTTCCATAGGAGTCCATCTTTTTTCTGCTACTTTCCCTAAGTGTTCCCTCCAAACCCACTCAAGTTCGTCCCATAACCCAAGTTTTCTTACTCGTATTTCTTGAGCGGGAAACTTATCGCCTTCCATATTGCCCCATCCACCAACAGCCTCAGAGGTTTGAATGATTTCTTGACACCTATCTTTACTCCAAAATGGAACCACAAGAATATCTTGCGCTACTTCCTCATAGTCTAAAGAGTTTATTGGTGGGGATTGCACCTGATGATCTTGAGATGCAGAGCTTTGAAAACCAATTTTATTTGCCAAATTCAGGAATCTTTGTTTAGCTTCAGGTCCACCATTTCCATGATATATGCAAGGGCAGCACATCCCGTTTGATACCTGTATCCCATTAAAGGAAACATCATCATCACACTGAAAAATGTAACCCTCATAATCAAGCTTTACGTTAATGTCGTCAACAGAGAGGAACCGTTTCTGCATCCATAATTGATCATCATGTTCGTCAGCAATAGCTTCGTTTAAGAATTGTTTAAGCATACCAACTTTACCTATATACAAACCGCTATTTAGATATTTGTAGGGGCTTGAAGTCATAGGAAATTGAGCAGCCAATATAGGTTGAGGCCAACAATTTCGTTCCGCTGCAAAAAGAATATCACAATCAAAGCCAAAGAAACGGTCTTTAATAGTTTGCAAATCATCAACAAACATTACATCGTAGCCATCACAGAACAAAACAATATCCTCGTCTGGAAGACTTGTTAAATGACCACGAACAAGATTGATTTTGTGTCCCCCTCCTTCGCCTTCCATCGTGCCGCCGCCCCAAGTAACTCCGTTTCCAAGGTTAAGATAACTTACCCCAAAGCGTTTTGCTGATTGCTCAAGCGCCCACATTTTTGTTTCATCTGTACCGACAGTTAATACATGCACGTTCATTGGCCCCACCTCTATTGTGCTTGGTCTGTTTTCCCTTGGGATCTGACGAACCTTTTCGGGAACATAAAAGTAATTCTGTTTTCCTTTTAACTTATAAGGCAACCATTCGTCTACGGGTATTATAGAATCCGAAAACCCCCTGCACAAATACCGTGCCGTATCTGGAGTAATTGCATACGCATGAGCGTTGTACCAGTAACCTAGATCATTCCACCGATATCCTAGCCAAACGCTATGATATACCCTTAATTTGTCAGAAACATCTACAGGATCTATAGAGGTAAAGACCGCATCTTCTTCTAAAATAATGCCGTTAATATCTGACTCTGCAATTCTTTCCCATACGCGCAGATGACTTACAGCACATCCAAATTCTCCAATAAGTAAAGATCTGTTGTGTATTGGGTCTTTCCACGCGAGATCTGGCTTGCATCCAGAAAGTTCAATTGCACTTTCCCAAGATAATTGCCTAGCATCAAAAGCATCTCCATGAAGAGATATCTGATAAACTATTGCCAAGTCGGACCCTCAAACCAAGCAACAAGACTTTTTCTTACACCTTTGGTTACGGGCATGACCCTGTGACTTAAATAACTGGGAAACACCAAAACCGTACCTTTTGCACGGCTTTGATTATTTGGGCTTTCTACCTCAGAAAACTCAAAGTTTCCCCCTTCGTATTCGTGTGGTTCACTCAACTGCACAGTCACACTAAGCTTTCGATCCAAGCCATCATTGCGAACCCAATCAATATCATGGTGCCAATTATAATGGCCCCCTTCTGAAGCATGATACTCCGTATACTGGATATCTGCTTTTTTATAGACGTGTGTTTTAAAGTGGTTTTGATTTGCCTCTTCAACATATTCAAACAACATGTCCAAAATATCTTTATTGTCAGAAAGCCAAGCCACCCTGCTTGATCTTACTTCGGAACCGCCTTGGTTAAATGTTTCTGCCTTTTGTATATTTTCAGCTTTTGAAACTATTTTTGCAATTTGAAAATCACTAATTGCCCCCGACCACATTCTCCAATTTTGTCTCATTTTCCCCACTCCCAAAAAGAGAACATCTTTACTCTACAAGCCTTAATTTCTCACCCTTATGATGTACCTGTGTCTTATAACCATTCCTCATCACAGTGGCTATAGAAGCGTGAGTTTTATCTCTTCGTTCAGAATCTACTTGCCCATAACCAACTTCACATTCTGTTCTTTGAAAAGGAATAACTTGAACTAATGGCGTACCCTGCGGAATAAAAAATTCACCATCGCCACCTGTCCATAAAAAAGGAAAATTAATGTGGTTGTAGTATTTGTCCGTCTCAACAACCCCGTCTAAAATCTTTAAACGCGTTTCCATGTGATTTAAAGGTGATGTAAACAAACAGGACACGCCTTCGGATGTTTCAATTATCCAAGGGTTATGTAGCTTGCACGTATGTTCTCCATATTTTTTATTTTGAAGAGGGTGATCTTTAATTTGCTCTATGTTGTGAAATGAAAATGCCGATCCTGTTCTACCCTTAAAATCTTCTTGCGGAATGTAATTTGGTGGAAAATCAAAATTCAAATCTCCATCTTTAGCTGTCACAAACATGTCAGCCCACATTGGTATT